GAGCCACTGCAAAATATGAAACGTGGGATCAGGCAATAGAAAATTTGAAATTCTACACAAATGAAATGAAGAGCTCATACTTTTCAAGTCTTCAGCTTCCCAACTGGTCGTACGAGGAAATGAAGAGTACTCCAATGTCTGGAGAATCCAGAAAACAAATGTTCATTGATTCACAATTAAAAGTAATTGATGAAAGCGGAAAGTTATTGTCATTTTTAAATAGAGAAGTAAACGTCGTAAGGGCGTTTCTTAAAATTATAATGCCTAACAGGACGAACGATATAGATGCGCTAACCGTTAAAAACGTAATCACTCCGTACACAATAACCGACTTAAAGGACACGATAGACAATTTAATGTCCGCAACAGCTGGTAAAGCTATAATGTCAGTACCAGAAGCTATACACCAACTAGGTATAAGTAGAGATATAGATAAGACAATGCAAGAGATTGCAGCAGATGAAACACTTAGTATAGGAGAACCAACGATATGAAGATAGATGACTTATCATTCGAAGAGAGTAATTTTTGTAGAGGCGGGAAACATTGGTATGCGAAGACTTTAGTTTTATTCGCAAAAGCCAAAGGATACAAACCGTTCGATATGCCTTTAGATGCTTTCGATCTGTCCGATGGTCGATTCGAACTTAATAATCTTAGGGACTTTATTTTTAATTGCAAAAGAGTAAAAGAATGTTCGCTGGATTATCCTATTATACTAGACGATTATGGGCAGGTTGCTGATGGAGCACATAGAATTTGTAAGGCTATCCTTGAAGGTAAGAAAACGATTAAAGCTATAAGGCTGGATGAGATGCCAGCTTATGATTGGAATGACTGAATACGAAAAGAAAAGAGTTAAAAAAATAGCGCTTTATTCAAAGAGATTAAAAGCTATCTACACGGATGCTGCAAATGAAGCGGCTTCTATTGGAGCTTCTATCACTAATTTTAACCCTAGTACTAAATTTACTTTTACTAAATACCCAAAAACAAAGAAGAGAATTGATGAATTGCTAAAGTTTATTCAAGCAGAAATTAAGGCCAATATAATAGATTCAACAGAGTCTGGGTGGGAATTAGCTAATGATATGAATGATGAATTGGTGAACACATATTACGGAAGCACAGTAGGCAAGTTTAGTGATAAGCTTAAAAATATTTACTTTGATAGAAACAGTAAAGCCTTAGGAGCCTTTAAAAAGCGTCAAATATCTGGCCTTAACTTATCGGATAAAGTTTGGGGTTATACGAATAGATTTAAAAAAGAGATTGAATACGGGCTAGGATTAGGATTACAAGAAGGACATTCAGCGCAAGAGATGGCGAGAGACTTAAGGAAATATCTCAACGACCCGAATAAACTATTTAGGAGAGTACGAGATGAGCAAGGCAACCTTCATCTGTCAGAAGCTGCTGCTAATTATCATCCAGGAGCTGGTCAATATAGGTCAAGCTTTCAAAACGCGTTAAGATTGACAAGGACTGAAAACAATATAGCTTACAGAACCGCTGATCACCTTAGGATGAATAGTTTAGATTTTATCGTAGGTTATGAAGTACACCTATCAAGTAATCATCCAGTTTATGACTTATGTGATCCGTTATCTGGAAAATATCCAAAGAATTTTAAGTTTGGAGGTTGGCATCCTGCTTGTATGTGTTATGTAACCACGATTCTAAAGACTAAAAAAGAACGAGAAGCAGACGATAAAAGAATCCTATCAGGGAGAAACCCGACAAAAGGAAGCACGAACGAAGTCAAGGCTATGCCAAAAGAATACAATGATTGGATTTCAGACAACAAAGAGCGCATCTTAAAAGCAAAAAATCAGCCTTATTTTATCCAAGACAACTACAAGTACGGCAATTTAGCCAATGGTTTAAAAAAGTCTGTACTTTAAAATAACCCGTAAGCGACTACAAATGAAACGTTTACGGGATTTTTATGCGAACAAACGAAAGCAAACGAAACTTATTTGTTTGATATTTCTTTTAAAGTGAAACTTTTATTATATTTGGGCAAACTAAAAGTTTCATTATGAAAGAATTATTATTAAAAGCGCTAAAAAACAAGTATAAAAACTTGGGTTTAGGTGAAAAAGCCTTTGATGGGGTGGCTACTTTTTTATCAACATCAGTAAAAGAAGAGAAAGATATCGAAACCGCAGTTAGCGGGGTTGAAGGATTACTCAAGAGTTTTCAATCTGATTCGGATAAAACAAGGTCCGAGAAAGCAGCAGCAGAAAAAAGGCTTGCAGAGATTGAAGAAAAATTAAAGGGTTTGAATGGCGAAAAAGAGCCAAAAAAACAACCAGAAACGAAAGTGCCAGAGGATACGCCAGAATGGGGTAAGAAGCTTTTGGAGAACTATGAAAAGTTAACAAAGGATTTTACAACATTGAAAGGCGAAAGAACAACCTCAACGAGATCGGCTCAATTGAATTCGATTATCAAAGATTTGCCGGAAAAGTTACAGAAACCTTACTCAAGAATACCTATTTCAGATATGAGCGATGAGGATTTTGACAATTTAACTACTGAGATAAAAACAGAAGTTAGCAGCATAATCGAAGATACGAAGGCTAGCGGAGCAGTTTTTACTATCCCTTCAACGACTGGAGCACAACACGCAGACGTCAAGGAAGCAACTAAAGAAGAAACCGAAGCTGTAACAAGCGGCTTCAAAATTTAATTTAAAATGGCAACAGCAAATTTATCAAATGAAGCATACGAGTTAAGCGATGGCTTAGACTCTATTGTTATAATTAAAGACCTTGGTGATATACCAGGCGGTAGAACATTGGACGTAACTAACGTGGCGGCAGATGTTAACGTTATCAAAGCAGGGCATATAATCATGCAAGATGACACGAGTAAAGAATATGAACCGTTGGCAGTTTCGACGGGTGCATACGTAGCAGATACCACAGGAAAGACATATGTAGGAGTTTTAAAGCACACAGTACTAAAAACTAAAGCGTTTGCGCCTATTTTAACAATGGGTCAAGTAAACGCAGCAGCATCACCTTACGAGGTTACTGCAGCGATTAAGACAGCATTAACTAACATTCAATTTATCTAGAAATGGAAACATCATATTTTAGTCAATATATAGACAAATATTACAAAGCAATAGTTGAGAAAATCACTGAATTAATCAACGGAAAGAAAGAGGAGGATCAACTCTATTATAAGAAGATGCTTACTCCTGAGTATTCAGCGAATCTAAGATGGGGAAGCAAAGATGTAAACGGTTCAGTCGTGGCGGCTGATGTTGTATCTTTAGGTTCATCTTTGCCGCTTAAAAAAAGAGACACTATTTCAGTAGCAACAGGCAAAATTCCTAAATTAGGCATCAAACTTAAAAAGGATGAAGAAGCAATTCAAGAAATTCAAATGATGCGAGCTACGGGAGCAAATGATGCTATTATCGCCCAGAAGATTTTTGATGATATCCCAAAAGTCATCAAAGGTATTGAACTTAGAAAAGAATATATGTTCCTACAAGGTCTTTCAACAGGTGTTACGCTTGTAGAAAGTGATAAAAATGATGGAACAGGTATTCGTGTTTCTTTTGGATACAAAGACGAGAATACCATGGCTTCTTATTTACCTTGGGGATCAGAAGGATATACTCCAGTAGACGACCTTCAGAAAGTTTTCGATCGTATAGATGAGAATAGCCATTCTGTAGCTACGACGATGATGTCTAAGAAGTATTTCAACCTACTCAAAAACTCTGATCAAGGTAAAGAATTATCTGCAGGATTTAGAGGAATGGTCTACACTACTGTGGATAGTTTACCTACTCCTAGCACAGCAGGATTTATTTCAGCGCTAGAAGACAAGTTTGGATGTAAATTTGAGATAGTAGATTCTACTATTAGAATTGAGAAGAATGGCGTTCAAGTTTCATACAAGCCATGGGAACAAGCTAATATCGTATTCCTATACGACGATCTAGTAGGTAGATTAGTATACGGTTCATGTCCTGAAGAAGCAGCTCCCTCAAAAAATGTAAATTATCAAAAAGGTGAACAAAATACGTTGATTTCAAAATATTCAACACCTGATCCATTGGAGGAAGTAACCTCAGCGCAAGCGTTAGCTTTACCTGTGATTGACGGAGTTCATTCAATCTATTTGTTAAAAGCAGATCAAACGGCTATCACTGCTGATCCTACTTCTTTGTCTTTTACAAAAAGTGCAAACACGACAGGTAAAACCATAACAGTGTCCACGTTAGCATCTACCATTACGGCAGTTTCTGACAGTGATTGGGCTACGGTTACCGTTGCAGATAAAGTTGCAACCGTTAAAGTAGGAGCGAATGCTGGAGC